CAAGCGCGTCGGCCATGAGCACGGCGACACTGTGACCGACGACGACCTCGAGGGCGCGAACGTGCCCGCCTTGATCGCAGCAGGCCACTTGGCCGAAGCGAAACCGAAAAACAGCCGAAAGGCCAACCCAGAAAGTGAGGCCGACTGATGGCCGTTTTTCTTCAGAATGACGTGCAGGTGACCGTCAACTCGGTCGACCTGACCGACCACGTCGCCAGCATCACCTGGACCGAAAGCGCAGACGAGCTTGAGACCACGGCGATGGGTGACAGCAACCGCACCCGCATTGGTGGCCTCAAGGACGGCAGCGTCTCGATCGAGTTCCACCAGGACTTCGGTGCGTCGTCGGTGTACGCGACGCTCTACAGCCTGCTCGGCACCGTCACTACCGTCGAGATGACCCCGACCAGCGGCGCACTGGCAGCGACGAACCCGAAGCACTCCGCATCGGCCCTCGTCACCGAGCTGCCCATCATCGACGGCGGCGTGGCGGACCTCGCCACCATTTCGGTGACCTGGCCCCTGTCCGGCGCAGTCACGGTGACCACGAGCTGACATGCTGGATCTCGCCATCTCAAGCCGACTGGACAACGAGAGCGAGCCAGTCGTCACCCGTCCGAATATGGGCACCCTGCTCAAGCTAGAGCGTGCATTCAAGCTCGAATCTGCGCCCGAAGCCTTGCGCACCCCAAAACTGGAGCATCTGGCGTGGCTGGCGTGGGAATCACGCCGCCACGCCGGCCTCGTCGTGCCAACGTGGGAGAAGTTCTTTGACTCGATCGTTGACCTGGACGTCGATAACGAGAACGAAACCCCTTTAGCCGACGAGGCGTAGCGTACGAGCTCGCTGCGCTGGCTATCGCCACCCGGCAACCGATCAGTGAGCTTCAGAACGCTGACCCTCGAATCATCCGAGCGCTCAAGGCCATTCTGAAAGAACAAGCCCGAGAACGAGAGAAAGCTGCCAGACGACGATAATGGACCCAGCAATCCAGATCGAAGGCGGTCGCAAGCTTCGCAAAGCGTTCAAGGACATTGGCGATGACATGGCGGACGTCAAAGCGCTGCACAAAGAGCTTGGCGAGATGGTCGCGGGCGCTGCCAAAACCAAGGTGCCGGTGAGGTCAGGCCGGCTGAAGCGCAACATTCGGTCGTCGGGCACGAAAACGGCGGCGGCTGTGAAGTCTGGCAACGACCGCAAAGCTGGCCCGGCATCGATCCCGTATGCCCCGATTGTTCACTTCGGCTGGGCACGCCGAGGCATCCGGCCCCAGCCCTACCTGTACGAAGCCCTCGACGAGCGCCGGCAGCAAGTCATCAACCGATACGAAAACGAAGTCCGGTCGATCATCCGGCGCGCGTTCTAAACTGCCGACATGCCTGCCGATACGTCCGTCATTTCTGTCGCAATTCTGGGCGACAGTAAGAAGTTCCGCAAGGCCATCGACAAGGCCGACAGCAAGCTCAAGAGCTTCACACGCGCTGCGGCTATCGGCTTCGCTGGCGTCGCTGTTGCCGGCGCAAAGATGGCGTTCGACATCGCGCAAAGCATCGACACGATGGAAAACAACATCATCGCAGGCACCGGCGCGTCAGGCGCTGCCCTCGATGGTCTGATCGACTCGGCCCGCAACGTCGCCACCGAAGTTCCGCAATCGTTCGACGAAGTTTCACGAGCTCTCGCCGACGTCAGCACCAACTTCGGGCTGACCGGCGCAGCCCTCGAGGAACAAACCGAGCTCTTCCTTGACTTTGCGCGTGTGGCCGGCGTGGACGTGGCCGAAGCGATCACGATCGCTGACTCGGCGCTCACCGTGTTCGGCGAAAACGACGCCGACGAAGCCCTCGGTGACCTGCTGCGAGTCGCTCAGGCAACCGGCCGGCCGATGGACCAGCTGCTGTCAAGCATTGAACGGTTCGGGCCTGTATTCGCCAACATGGGGTTCAGCCTCGAAGAAACAACCGCCCTGATGGGCAGCCTGGAGCAGGCCGGTATTGACGTGACCCGCATCTCGCCTGGCCTCAACAGGTTCAGCCGAGAAGTTGCTGCTGTCGGCGGCGATCCCCGCCAGGCACTTGAACAGACTGTCGCAGCGATTCAGCAGGCCACAACTGACGTCGACGCTCTCAACATCGCAACCGAGGCGTTCGGTGCCGAGGGTGCGCAGCGGCTCGCTGCTGCGATCCGTGCCGGCGTGTTCGACCTTCAAGAGTTCAACAACCTGCTCGGCGACGGCACCGGCCTGGTGCAAGAACAAAGCGACGAGATGCTCACCCTCGGCGAACGGTTCGCCATGCTGCGCAACCGGCTTGCAGTCAAACTGATGCCGGCGCTCGAACGCCTGATCGAGTTCCTCGAGGATCTGTTCGACGCCATCAGCGAGGACGGCCTCAGCGGCGCTGTCGACATGATCCGAGAACGGTTCGACGGGTTCTTTGACACGGTCGAGCAGAACAAAGGCATTGTGGCAGCCATGCTGGCGATCGTTGTCGCCCTCGGCGTAGCGTTCCTGGCGCTCACAGCGCCGGTCACGCTTGCTGTGCTGGCGTTCGGTGCGCTGTTTGCTGCGGCTGTCTACGCCTACAACGAGTTCGAGATCGTGCGCGACACCGTCGAAACTGTCATCGACGCCATCGGCAAACTGCCCGAAGTGTTCAGCGCCGTCAAAGACAACCTGGTGCCGATCATCGCTGGCATGTTCCTGCCGTTTGGTCATGCCTTCGGCGCTGCCATGACAGCGATCCGCACGTTGTGGAACGGCACCATTGGCGGGTTCGGGTTCAGCGTTCCTGGCTGGATTCCCGAGATCGGCGGCAAAGAGTTCCGCATCCCGAACATGCCAGCGATCGAGGTTCCGTTCCTGGCCGACGGCGGCATCGTGACCGGCCCGACGCTGGCAATGATCGGCGAAGCCGGCGACGAGGCTGTCATCCCGCTCAACCGGGCCGGCAGTTTCGGTGGCGACACGTTCAACGTGACCGTGCAGCTCCCGGCAGGCACCGACGGCGACGACGTCGTGCGAGCGCTCCAGGCGTACCAGCGCCGCCGAGGCACCCTGCCCGTGCAAACCGGCACACGACGGTTCTGACATGGCCGTCACGACCAACTGGCGCATCGAGGTCGGCTACTACGACAACGGCAGCACGTTCAGCACAACAGATTTCACCAGCCGCACCCTCGGCCTGACTGTCGATCACTTCACCGACCTCGGCGTCATCGGAACCGGCCAGGCCGTCATCACGCTCGACAACAACGACGGCGCGCTGACCCCGAACGCCGGCGGCACCTACAGCAGCACCGACTGGTTCGAGCGTGCCCTGCTGATCTGGTGCGACGTCCAAAACGACACGACAACGCATGTCTCGAAAGTGTTCGCCGGCATCATCGACGAGTTCGACGTCCAGGACGACGGCATCACCTCGACCGTCACGATCGCTGCTGTCGACGTGTTGCAGTCAGCAGCCCGGCAACAAGTCCAAACGATCGCCACGCTGATTCGGACCAAACCCAGCGCTGCGATTGAGGCGCTTGCTGATCCCGACCAGCTGACCAACAACACCGTGATGCCGAACTTCGGCGAAACACTCCGACCGAACGGCAAACTGTCGGTGTACCTCGACAGCCCGGCGATCACCCGGCAGCTTTACATTGACACCGCTGACGTCAGCGCAAGCCCTGTCGGCGACTACCTGGCAAACGCTGTCGTGACGTGCGGCCTGACCGCTGTGTGGCCTGGCGGGTTCGACAGCAGCAGCGGCCATCAGCAGGTGTGGTGTGTTGAGAACGCACAACGCAGCGGCCTCAGCACCTACACGTTCGCCGAAAACCCGACCGGCAAGGAACTGCCATACCGCAACCTCGAACGCACCTACAGCCTCGACCAGCTCACCACCGCCGCACGCATCGAACGACTCGACACCGGCTACGTCGCCAACCCGTCGAGCTTGCAGTCGAAATACGGGTCACGGCTGCGTCAGTACCTGAATGCGTCGTACAGCGACACCGACACACTCGACGACGCAAGCAGCTGGGTGCTGCGCTTCAACCGGCCGAAATACTCGTCGACGAAACTGCAGGTCACGGCCTCGATGATCGAGCAATACCTGCCTGACGCCTACTTCGCCACCTGGTCGTTCCTGCTGTCAGCCGAAAACGGAATCTGGGCCGGCGCAGCTGTCGACTTCACCCCGGCCGGCCGACCATCAGCAATCACCGACCACACCGTCATCGTCGGCCGCACCATCAAAGCATCACCGTCCGACACAACCGTCACGCTCACGCTGCGCCCGTCATCGAGCTACGGCACGTTCACCCTCGACAGCGCAGCGCTCGGTATTCTGGACGTCAACCGGCTCGGATAGGAACTCATGGCATACCAAGGCACCTTTGCAAGCACATCCATTTTGACCGCCGACGAGCTGAACGGCTACGGCAACGTAACGATTGCGCAAGTAAACAACTTTTCCGTACCGAACTCCACAAACACAACGGTCACGTTCGACACCGAGATTGTCGACGTGGACGGCTGGTTCGCTCCAAGCTCGACGAGCATCACCCCAACGATTTCCGGCATCTACCTGGTGACCTGCAACGTCGTCGGCCTTGATTCGGCCAACCGTGGACTCGTAAACGTGGGCCGGGCTGGCACTACGGTCGCATCTGAGGACCAGGACGGCGGCCGTGACTTCTCGGTCGCTGTACATCTTTCGATCACGTCCGGCCAGGCCATTACGACGCTTTTGTTCCAAAACAGCGGTTCAACCCAGACACCCGACGTCACCCTCGGCGTGCAGCTGATCCGAGCGACATGATGGACCGGCTGCGAGCTCATCCTGGCCGGCTTCAGGCCGTCATCGTCGCTGCCGTGGCGCTCATCACAGCGTTCGGCGTGAACTGGTCAGCCGAGCAAGTCGCGTCGGTCACGGCGTTCTCAGCGACCGTGATTGCGCTGCTGCTCGAACCGCCGACCAGAACAGGAAAATGACTCGGCTCGGTGGCCGGCCTCCCGCACCGCTCGTTCGGTTCGAGGAATGGTCGAAGCGTGGCCGCTGGTGGCCGACCAGCGTGCGCCAACCCGGCCCGGCCGCCGCTGTCGTCGTGCACCACACCGTCACCGCCACCTCGAGGTTTCCGGCGCAGGACGCGCAGCGTGTCGAAAACGTCATCTGGGACCGCCGCTGGACTGCCCGCTTTTCGTCGCTGCCGTATTCGTACCTGCTGCACCCTGACGGCACCATCCTCGAGGGTCGCGGCGTCAAGTTCCGCAACGCAGCCAACCGAGCAACCCGGCCCGACGTCAAACTGTCGAACGGCAACACGCTCAGCGTTGCACTGATCGGCGACTATCGAGAAGGCCGTGACGCTGTCACGCCGGCGCAGCGCCGCTCGTTCAACTGGCTCACCCGCCAGCTCTCCAACGAAAACCACCTGGGCCACTGGCGCAGCGTTGTCGCCCACGGCGCACTCTCCTACACCGAATGCCCGGCCGAAGCTCTCGCCGGCCTCCAACAAACAAACATCATCACCGACGTCGAGGACCACAAAGACATGCTGCACACCGTTGTATCGACCACGAACGGCAAAGTATGGGCCTGCTCGAACGGCAAAGCCCGCCCGATCTCAAACACCGAGAACTGGCTTGCCACGTTCGACGGCCCGATCATCCGAGCTGACTTTGCCGAGCACGTCGTGCCCGACCTGTACGACGTCATCGCCTAACATGCCGTCATGCAGGTTTGGGTTGCTCTCATCACCGGCGCGTTCTCGCTCGGCGGCATCGCCCTCGCCTCGTTGCTGCAACTTCGCAACCTGCGCGCCGAGAACACAGCACAGCACGGCGAAAGCCGGCAGCTGCTCGGCCGGCTTGACGAACGCTCAAAACTGACGCTGGACCGTGTCGAGCGGGTAGCGCACCGGCTCGACGACCACCTGGAGGATCACCACCGTGTCGAAGGCAGATCAGTTTCGTCAGACAATGGTGCCGAGTAGGCGGCCCAACTTCCACGCTGTCACCCGCGACCTCGAGGCCGAAGACCCCGAGCTGCTCGCCGCAATTGTCGAAGCGCTCCACGACGACCACCCCAACATCGCCATGATTCAGCGCAGCCTCGAAGCCGTCGGTATCGATATGGGCTATTCGTCGGTCGTCAGGTGGCGTGAGCATGTCCGCCGCTGAAGAGTTCACGAGACTCACGGCGCACCGTAACGGGCCGGATCGGCCGCCGCCCGGCTGGGAACCCGGCCACCTCATCAATCACGAGACAGGCGTCGCCGAGTTCACCGGCCTCGCCACCACCGAAGCAATCGACCCCGACGAGGCGACCATCCTCGCCGAAATGCGGCTTGACGCTGGCGAGTGGGCAATCAAGCCCGGCAGCTTGCAGGTGCGCAAATGGCAGCAAAAAGCCGGCAGCGGCGAATGGTGCTGGTACTACCGCATCACCGCTGTGCGCCGTTCTAAAGCGTTCGGTGACCTCGACGACCTCATCGCCACGCTGCGACGCCGCAAACGCTCACAGCGGCTCTCAGCGGCCCCTGGCGGGCAGGTATGGGCAACGTCTGACTGGCAGGTCGGCAAAGCTGGCACGATCGAGCACGTTTTGGACAGCCTCGGCGAGCTGCCGGCCCGTTTCGAGCAGTCGTGGCGGCAGGCCGGCCGACCCGGCGAGATCCTAATTGCGTTCGGCGGCGACTTGGTCGAGTCATGCTCACCGAATCATTACGGCGCGCAGCAGCTCTACAGCGTCGAGATGACCGACCGAGAACAACGGGCCGTGGTGCGCGAGGTCGCGATGGCGATTATCGACAAAGCGAGCACCCTCGTCGAAACCGTGACCGTCGCTGCTGTGCCTGGCAATCACGGCGAGAACCGGCACGGCAAACGTGACTCGATCGTCGGTGACAACGTCGACGTCGCTGCGATCGACGACGTGAGATGGTCATGCATGGGCCTCGACGCCTACAGCCACGTCCAATGGGCAATTCCTGGCGATGACCTGACGGTGTGCGTCGAGGTCGACGGGCTGCGTGTCGGACTGTTCCACGGCCACCAGGTCGGCGGGCAGGGTAAAGCTCAGGCATGGCACGACAAGCAGGCAGGCAATCATCGGCCGATCGGTGCCGCTGACCTGCTCATCTCGGGCCACTTTCACTCGTTCCGTTGCGAATGGCTCGGGCCGCGGACCTGGATTCAGTGCCCGTCGGAGGATGCTGGCAGCCCGCAGTACGCCGAGACAGCCGGCCCCGGTGCACGCCGGGCAGGTTCCGTCACTGTCGACGTCGTCGAGGGCACCGTTGGTGACGTGCGCATCGTGTGATGCTTGACAGAGTTCTCCACACTGTGTTTGGATAACACTTGCCCAACCGGGCACAGACTGGAGAAACAAAGTGAAATACGCCCGCATCACCCTCACGGTGGCCTTCGAGGACTACGGCATCGAGAGCCTTTCCGCTCTTGACACCGTCCTGCCGACGCTTCAAGACGAGCTGCCGCCCGAGGTGACTGTCCTCGAGTTCGACGAGCGCCCGATGCTGTTGCTGGTCGACTACGCCGCCGAGAAGGCCGACCAATGAGCTTCGTTGACAAAGACAGCGCAGCCGAGTTGCTCGGCGTATCACCCCGCACCATCGAAAAGTGGACGCAAGAAAAACGAATCCCGCACTACAAGGTTTCGCATCGTTGTGTTCGCTACGACGTTGCCGAGCTTGCTGAGTGGATGAAAGAGGCATACGTGCCGGCCAAGGACGGTGCAGCATGAGCCGCCTACTTGACGCCCTCACCATCGCCGGGTTCATCGCTGCCGGCGTCCTGGCCGTGTTCATGCTGGCCGACGTCGCCCTCGACCCGGCCGCTTGCTTTGGGAGCTGCTCATGACCGACCAGCTTGCACAGCTCGCCAAACCCTTTCCGCAGTCCCTGATCCAAAAGAACCCGACCGGCTTCGGCTCGTACGTCAAACACTCCGTGGTGGTCGAAAAGCTGCTGGCCGTGGTCGGCCCGTTCGACTTCCGCATTGTGCGCGAGATTCGAGATGCCGATACCGGGCACATTTGCGGCGTCATAGGCGAATTGTCGGTGGAGATCGACGGCCGCACCACGACGGTTCAGGACGCCGGCGACTGTGAACGGCCCGAGAACTGGCCGCACGACGGCGCACGCATGAAAGACGCAGTGAGCGACTCGCTGAAGCGTTGCGCTGCCCGCATCGGCGTCGGCACCCATCTCTGGAGCGCTGACCAATTCCGACTCGACCGTGCCCTCGAACGGCAGGCAGGTGCCGCATGATCTGCCACAACTGCGGCGGCGAAGGCCGACACATCGCCTGGTGCAACGAATACCGGCCCGAAGTGATTTACAGCAACACGACACCGAGGGCACGCAACACCGACCCGGCAACTTCACACCAGGCAGCTGCCAGCGTCACGCTTGAAACGCTGACGTGGATGCAAGCGCTTGTGCTGCAAACGCTGCACACGCATGGCCCGATGACCGATGAGCAGCTGTGTATGCGCATCGCTGCCGACCAGCAAGAGCCTGTGTCTGTTTCGGGCGTGCGTACACGTCGCAGCGAGCTAGCAGACGCAGGCCACGTGGTCGATACCGGCGACCGGCAACCAACACGAGCTGGCCGGCAGGCGATCGTTTGGGGGCTGGCATGAAGAAAACGCTGGGAATCAACGTGTGGCCGGCTCGTGACTTCGACGCCGAGTTCATGGTGTACGAACTTGAAGTTGAGACACCGTGGTGGCAGTTGACGCAGCGAGTGCACTTCCACGACCTGCCGGCGGCCATCAAAGAGGCCGTGGACGCTGTCGTGGCGAACGAGGCACCGAAACCGTGAGCTGGTGGACCGTTTGGGGAATCATGGCCGCTGCCCTCGTCGTGCAAGCTGTCGGGCTGCTGTGGCTGCTCGTGTCCGAGCGTCGTGACCGAGGCTGAGCTGCAGCAGCTGCTGACCGACGCAGCCGAGATGCACGGCTGGCTCGTGTTTCACGACAACGACAGCCGCCGCAACGTGCCCGGCTTCCCCGACCTGGTCCTCGTCAAACCGCCCAGGGTGCTGTTCCTTGAACTCAAGTCTGAGATCGGCCGTGTCCGACCTGAGCAGCATGTTTGGATGGACGCCCTGATGCGTTCTGACACCATCGGCTCGGCGATCGTCCGGCCCGAACACGCCGACCAAATCATCAAGTACCTGCAAGACCCAGAAAGAAACAGGAAGAAATGACTGAATACAAGCCCGCATGGGAGGCAACGTGGGAAGGGTTCGCCGAAGTGCTCGCTGCTGACCGCGAGGCCCGGCTGCGCAAAGAACGCACCGACCGAGCAAAGACCGAACTGACCGACCCGCCGAAGGCCCGCAGCCACGCCGAACGCATGCAAGCCGCTCGTGGCGTGCATGTTCACGGCGACGATATGCGCACCGCCAGCAGCGATCGCCGGCGCATCGTGAAGCATCGAGACGGCGATGAGTAGCGGCGGCGTGTTCTTCGTCGTCCTGGCTGGCCTCGTCGTGCTGACGTTGTTCTGGGGCTGGCTGTACGTCAAATGGCAGGTTGAGCACGGCGAACCGTGGCGAGAACGCCAGGCCATCGACGAGTTCGGCCCGCTGTTCGACCTTGAACCGAGCCGAGACCACATCACCCTCGACCGGTCGGCGCAGCGGCTGCGGTACGTCACCGACTGGGACGAAGTCCGAAAGAAAGCAGGCCGATAATGGAATGGTGCACGAAGTGCGGGCACTACATCAACGAGCCACGCTATGACGATCCGGTGCCCGAGGTCGTACGCCTCGCTTCGGTGCTGTGGAACGTCCCGGTGTCGCAGTTGCTGTCACCGTCCCGCAAAGCCGCCGTGGTCGCAGCCCGCCAGCCGATCATGGCCGTGCTATATCACCAGTACGACCTAACCCTGCAAGCCATCGGTGCGGAACTCGATCGAGACCATACAACCGTGCTACACGGTATCCGCCGGGCCGATCCTGACCGAGTCGCACAGCTCATCGAGGCAATCAGCGAATGACCGCTATAACTGTCGGCAGTCTGTGCACCGGCATCGCCGGACTGGAACACGGCCTTTCCCTCGCTGGGCTCAACACCGAAACCGTGTTTGTGTCTGATATCGACAAAGGCGCTTGCACCTGGCTCGAAGCCAACGTCTCCGCACCAAACCTTGGGGACTTCACCGCCCTCGACGAACTGCCACCGGTCGACATTCTGACCGCCGGCTTTCCATGCCAGCCGCTGTCGCTTGCTGGCCAACGCAAAGGAGTAAACGATGAACGATGGCTGTTCGACGACATTTGCCGACTTGTTGGCCGAATGGGGACACGACCCGTCTTGTTCCTCGAAAACGTGCCGGGGCTGCTGTCTGCTAACGACGGGCACGCTATGGCCCGAGTCGTTTACGGCTTGGCCGAGATCCGCTACAGCATCACTTGGGGGACTATGGCAGCAGCCGACGTTGGTGCCCCTCACCGTCGGCTTCGATGGTGGGGACTTGCCTACCCTCAAAACGCCGACAGCGAACTTGGCGACCAACGGCGGCTCGCAGCATCCCGAAAAACGCAAGGCCGGCGGGCACGGCCCGACGCTGGCCGACGAGGTCGAGCACTTACTGCCGACTCCGCTGAGCAGAGACTGGAAGGACGGCAAGGCAAGCCCGAACGTGCCAGTAAACGGCATCCTGAGCAGGACAGTCTGGCAGCTCGATTCGGACCCTACGCCGCCGCAGTCAACCGATGGGAGACTGTGATTGGTCGAGCAGCACCAGCTCCAACTGTTGACGGACGCCTCTCGCCGCACCTCGTTCAATGGATGATGGGATACCCCGAAGGGTGGGTCACTGACACGCTCACCAACCGCCGCCACGCCTTGCACGCCCTCGGCAACGCTGTCGTGCCACAATGCGCCGCAGCGGCGTTCACAGCACTCGCTGCTCGTGTTGACGACCAGGCCGCCGACGGAAGGAGTCAGACGCCGGCGGCCCGATCGTTGACACGCTGGTGATCGTGCGAGTAGCGTGCCGGTCGCTTCAACAACCGAGATGCATGGTACTACATGCACGGCGACAGTCAGCCGACCAAATGACTGCGCATCAGGCACGTCACGGCCTGGTCGGCCGTCGAGGCCGATGCCCGCAACGGGGCGAACAGCTGAATACGTTGCAAACCGAGCTCGTCGGCCGCAGGTGTCACCGTGTCCCCGCACCTGCCGAAGCGACAAGGATCGACGAGCACATGACGGGACCCGCCGAAGTAATGCCCGGCGGCTTGTGAGCGAGCAACTGCCCGATGGGAAGCATCGATCACAAAGACCAAAAACGGCGCAAAATTTGCGACCGTGGTCTTGATCGCTCGCGCCCACCCTCAAGGAAGGAGGAGCGTGCCCTACGTTCCGAAGCAACAAAGCAGCAACGACAGCCAGCACGGCCGAGCTGCCTACCGCAAAGGCTGCCGATGCGATGACTGCCGGCACGCCGAAGCCAGCTACCGCCGCCAGTACCGAAAGCGACAACGATGAAAGACTGTTACTGCAACCGCTGCCTCGAAAGACGAGGCCGAAGCGTTCTCGCTGGGGAACTACAGGAATATGCCGAATGGTTCAAACCGCTGACGTACTGCGGCATACAACTCGACGTTGAAACTGTTGAGGACCTGGTGGCGCTGCTTGAGCTCGCTGCCGACGTGCTTACAGAACTGAATGAGCCAGCGTGACGACGGCAAGCCTCGATCAGCTCAACGTGACCGAGCTGCGCTGGCTGTGCCGACAGTACGACCTGGCCGAAAGCTACGACCGAGACGACATCCGCAACCGCATCCGTGACCGCAACGCACGCATGCAACGACTGGAGAACAAATGAAGTGCGCACACCTCAAGAAGTACGCAAATCAAGCCATTGCGGCAGCAGTGCAAACAGACTGGCACGTCACAAACCGATGGCCCTGCTCAGAGTGCAACAAATGGCACGTCACCCGTCTACCGCCACACATGACGACATCCGCTGACAAGCCTTCAAACGGCCTCTGATGGCTTTCGTTTTTTTCATGACCCCTACTCAAACAC